CTCGTTGCGGAGCCAGATCAGGCTTGAGGAAACGATTTCAGGGACGGTGAATCCACCCTCAGAGTTCGTTCCTTCGGTCTGCGACTTTACACCGTTGTCGTTGCACCACTTGGCTGCTTTGGCATTTCCTAGGACATTGCCACGGACCCACTGGCCGAAGGCGTATGCTTTGAAGTTTGCTTCGTCGCGTGTGCCTGGGAATGGGTTGCGGACTACTCCGCCGCTCTTCCATGGCTCAGACTTTGGCGCTTCGGATGCGACAGGAGCAGGCACATTGCCGAACTCCTTGAGCATTTCGATGCGCTCAGAGAGAGACTTTGCAGATGCATGAAGGCGATTGGCTTCGCTCATATCGCCGCCGTTGATGAGGACTTCTTTGGCAGCAGCGATAGTAGACTGGCGCTGGCCTTCGAGTTGTTCGATTGTCATTTGGATAACTCCATTATCATGAGCTCACGGAGGAGTGCAGACTTTGCCTCTTCCACTTCGCTCGGTTGTTCGACGATGGTGACATCTTCGCTCGATACTTCGTCTCGAAGTTCGTTCCAGATGGTTTTCGCGAATCTTGTCGACTCGCTACGTGAGAGACGAACTGCATCCCGCAGCCGTCGCTCCACTTCACGAATGGATGTCGGTCGCTCGTGCTTCGATTTCATCGATTGCACTTCCGCTGCCGGATCCTTCACTTTGCTATTCAGTTCCTTGGCACGAACTGCGAATGCATCGATGATGGCATCCACATGTCCGCTGCCGAGTCCACTGTCATATGCAGCTGTAACACCTGCACACAGGCGCTCATAGAGTGCCTCGAGTCCTTCGTGGACCATTTCCTTGTCAAGGTCACCGTAGACGTTCTCGACGAACGTTGCCACGTCTTCGCCTGGCGCGACAGGAATAATCATCTCTTCTTCCATACCATCCTCCATGTCGCCATACATGTCCTTCAAGGACTTGACCATGTTCATCGGTTCAGCCGGCGTCGGTGTGAGCGATGCCTCACCGATTGGCCAGCGTGTGATTTCGTATCGGCCATCAGACATCTTCTTCCGCTCGACCATGTGACCCGTGGCGCCACTGGAATATCCGAGCTTGCCGGACTTCGCGAGTTCCTGGATCATCTTCTGATACTGATCGGCCATCTCGACCTGTGCTTCGTACCAGAGACCCTTGTCGTCCATGGTGATGTATCCGGTACCGATGCGAGACTTGCCAACAGTGCTGTCTTGACCATGATGGTAATACAGGTTCATTGCGACACGATCGCCAGACTTCATCGGTCTTCCGAAGTCGGTCGATGATGTGAAGTAGTCGCCCTCGAGGTCAGCGCCACCAAAGCGCACCAGGTAACCACGCACACGACCAGAGTCATCTGCTTTGATTGCATCACCGAAGCTCACCAGAGTCTGCATCATAAATCCCTCAATGGCACCACGACTGCCTGTGGACCCCACAGGTCGTTTGGTACAACCTTACCAAAGTCGGACAGTGATGTCCCTGTTTCCCACATCCGGTACCTTGACGGTCCAAGCACCTGGCGCCGCTGGTCTTCACTCAGCATCGCGAACTGCTCATCCCTCGTCGGAAGTTCCGGCGCTTCGTCGAACGCATCCGGGTCAAGCCCAGCGAGTTCGGCGTACGTCGGAGTAATCGGGACGATCGTACACCTACAGTTTGGATGCGATGGAACGATTGTCGCAACAGCGTTGGGTTCGCCGTGGAGCGCCCAACATACGGGACAGACGTTCACATCACCAGCGGACACACGAGACCAGCCCTTGACGATGGACAGGTTCGACTCGAATGTCTGGCGCTGTGCTTCGCGGTTGGCTCGAATCATCTCTGTCCGTGCGATGGTAGCAGCTCGTGATGGTGCGAGAGTTTCGTACGTCTTCGACATGCGCCTGGCGACCTGAAGCGGGTTCATACCCTGCGCGACACCGATGGTGACGTGGTCGCGTGCAAATGGCCCGATGGCTTCGTAGAGTGCCGCCAGCGGTGAACCATCAGCGGCGAAGCCGACGACGTTCGTGATGGCCTCGACTGGCAACCGGTTCCAGTTGAGATCGATGGCCAGTGAGACGGAATCAGGGACACCAGCGACAGCACGCACCAGACTCTCCTGCATGTCGAGCGACAGCTGTATGGCGCTTCGCTGTCCGTTGCTGGCGATGTCGGTCGCCCTTGGTGCGAACTCCGTGACCTGTCTGGCCATCTGCTCATTGAGTGCCGCGAGTCTCACCTGAAAGTCATTGAGTCCAGTGACATCCTCACCCGCTGCCTGTGCTTCCTCGATGGCCTGTGTTATCTCTTCGAGGCGCTGGAGGTTGTCTGCTTGCAGGACCGTGTACGTCCTCCGCATCTCAGCGAGCGCGGAATCTTCACGAGCGCGGAGTTTATTCCGATAGGCCTCATTGACCTGATAGATGTCAGGCATCAGCGTCTGTCAGCTCGTAACCATAGTACGGGTGATACGACTTACCGTTCTCCTTCGGCGCCATCTTCTTGAGGATCTCTTTGCGTGCAGCTGTGGACCAGCGATAGCCAGCATCGCCACCCCATGCAGCCCATGCCACACGACCGGCGCTTGGATAGCCATCCTCACCTGGTCGGAATCCTTCCGCTTGCTTGTCTACTTCGTGACGTCGAAAGAATGAGTACATCCGAAGGACAGTCGACTCGGACAACTTCTCACCATTGATGATCTGGTTCGCCCTGGCCCATGCCACGGCTGTCCCGCCATCACGACCAGCATCACGCCACTCGATGGCGCGTTGCGCTTCTTCCTTCATGTCCTTGCTCGGTATGAACTTGAGTCCCGCTTCGGATGCTTCGTCGAATGCCTTCGTCTCTTCGCGCACCGTGACAGGTAGCAGACCGAGGTGCTGGATAGAGTTGAGACCAACAGCCTGGAGTGCCGCTTCTGGCTCGAAGCCAGCACGAATCAAAGCGCCGGCAGCACCGACGAGTTTCGCTGTCTCGTCAGCTGTGCGTGCCGTTGAAACAGGCGCTGCATCAGGGACCAGAAGTTCCTGTCCGCCGATCTGGACCGGGACAGCCGTCGGATGGTAGAAGCCCTCATCGTCATCCGATGGCGTCACACCAGCGACACGCTTCGCTGTGGCGAGATCCACGATGCCACTCTTGTATAGGCGCTCAGCACGCTCAGCGTCTTCGTTCAAGTCAGCCTGAAGCGCCGGAACATTCGACACATCAAACTCGAGATAATCGCCAGGCTGCGTCTCTTCGTAGTCTGGGAGGAGTGCGATGGTGAGCGCTTCGGACATCTGACGCATCAGCGGGATCATGCCGTCGGTCCATGCCGAGCGTGTTGCTTGCTCCAGGTTGGAATAGGTAGCACGCTCGAGACCGCTGCCGAGTTGAAGGACGAGCGGATTGAGTCCGAGAGCTGCACACACGCGCTCCTCCGGTTTGCGTCTGATTTCATCGAACGCCATCTCGGATGGTTTGTGGCTGACCTGCTCGACCTTGAAAGGACCAGTCATCACAAGGACGGAACCAGCGTTGTCGCCGGTGAAGTCCTGCTGTAGTTTGCGCTTTGTCTGGCGTGCATCGTCTTCGCTTAGGTCCTCGACTCCGCCCTTGTAGTCGGGTCCGACCATGATCGATGGCATGCCACCGTTGCGAACCATACCGAACGCAGCTGATGCAGCCACATTGTCGGTTGCGATCTCACGGAGGACAGACGTGACAGGAGAACGACCAAAGCGCGAGTCTTGCGGATCTCGACCGTATCGAATGTGAATCAAGTCCTCGAGCGCGATGTCGTACGACGTGCCATCGACGGTGTACTGATACTTGACGAGAGGATTGATTTTGTTGCCGACTGGCCTCATCATGTCAGCCGCCAGGTATTGCAGACCAACGACACGACCAGACACGCGCACTTTGCGGAAGTAGGCATTCCCTAACAGCTGGTAGTCTGGAAGGACCCACGACCAGACCAGCGATGGCGGAACGTTCGGTGTTGGCTGTGCGAGCAGCTGCAGAATCGGATGGTCTGCGACTGTCTCGACCTGTCCGTCTGGCATCGGTCGACGTACGACAGGAACACCTTGCGACCAGTTGCGGATGTACCAGTCCATACCAATCGCCACGATGCTGTTGAGCATCAAGTCGCCAGCCTGGTTGCGCCAGTTGAAACTCGAGCCTGGGAGGTTACGTGTCAGCAGGGACCAGAAGTCTCCGTTCCCGGTGCCAGTGAAGTAGGACGTCTGTCGCTGGATCAGCGGCGGCGGAAGGAGTGCATTTGGCGCGGCAGTGGCTTTGCCGATGAATCGGTCGAAGAGTCCCATGATCTTATTGTGTCCTTACTGTGACCTAAACTGCACCCCAGCCACCGCCACGACCGACGAGCTCGTCGTAGGCGTCCGTGAGTGCGTCGACGATATCGTCGTTCTTC